TAAAAAAAAGTAGACGATGACGAGGAAACGCCCGGTGGTGATGAACTCACCACTGAGGCGTTTTATTTTTTATGTCGGCGCTGTGGGTTGCAGCGGGATGACTTTGAAGATATGACAATTGCCATGTGTATCGACTATATCGAGGAATACATCCAGACAATGATCGAACCAAAACACGTTCGAGAAGCGACACAAGCGGATTTTGATGCGTTCTAAAGGAGGTGAGGCGTATGGCGGACCGTATCAAAGGGATTACCATCGAGATCGGCGGCGATACGATCGGTTTACAGAAGGCGTTGCAAGACGTCAACGCCAAAAGCCGTGAGTTGTCGAAAGAATTGCGAGATGTGGAACGCTTGCTCAAGTTTGATCCGGGCAACGTCGAGGCCGTGGCTCAAAAACAACGAATTCTCGTACAACAGATTGAGGCAACGACCGAAAAGCTGAACCAATTGCGCTCCGCGCAAAGCCAAGTGGAGGAACAGTTCCGCAAGGGAGAAATCGGAGAACAGCAATATCGGAACTTTCGGCGGGAAATCGAATACACGGAAGCGCAGCTCGACAAATATAAGCAATCTCTGCAAGCTATTAAGGACGAGCAAGAAGCGGTCGGAACGGCGACAAAACGCCTAGAAGCATTTTTTAAAGCAACCGGCAAGAGTGTAGATGACTTCGCCGATACACTCGGAAGCAAGTTAGTCAATGCGATCAAAAGCGGAAAGGCATCATCTACACAACTAGAAGAAGCGTTGGATAAAATCGGACAGGCGGCACTGGGAGTAAACGCTGACCTGGACAAAATGCGCCAGGCGCTCGATCGGCTCGCAAGTGGAGCGAAGCTAGATAAAGTTAAGAAAGACCTCGACGAGATTGCCAAAGCGGCGAATAGTGCCGAAAAGGATGTGCAGGGACTAGGCGAGATGCTTTCCGGTGTTGCTGGCGGACTTGCGGCCGGCGGAGGGCTAGCAGGGGCGATCAACCAGGCGTTGGATACCTCCAGACTAAACACAAAAATTGATATTTCGTTCAATGTGCCGGAGGAATCGAAAAAGGTCGTAAAAGATGCCGTCAACACAATTAAGGCATATGGTATTGATGCGGAAACGGCGCTTGAGGGCGTGCGGCGTCAGTGGGCGCTGAATGCTGACGCCAGCGATGAGGCAAACCAAAAGATTATTGAAGGTGCCGGCATGATTGCTTCTGCCTATTCAGACATTGATTTCACCGAACTGATCCAAGAAATCAATGAAATTGGCAGCGAGCTCAAGATTTCAGATGAACAGGCGCTCGGCCTAGTCAATAGCCTTTTGCAGATCGGATTCCCGCCCGATCAATTGGATATCATCGCAGAATATGGCCAGCAGTTGCAACGAGCTGGCTACGATGCTCAGGAAATTCAGGCGATTTTTGCGGCGGGCATCGAAACGGGTACGTGGAACATTGATAATCTCTTGGACGGGCTGAAGGAGGGGCGGATTCGCCTTGCCGAGTTTGGCCAGGGCGTTGATAAGGCGACGGCCGAACTCCTTGAAGGGACGGGCATATCGACGGCACAGCTTCAAGAGTGGGGCCAAGCGGTCGCGGCAGGCGGGGAACAAGGGAAAAAAGCGATGTTTGAAGTCGCACAGGCGCTTGCCGGTATCAAAGATGAGACAACACAGAATGCGCTCGGTGTGAAAATTTTCGGTACAATGTGGGAAGACCAGGGCACAAACATCACCGAGACCATCCTCAATATGAATAAGCACTTGGCGGATGCGAAAAACAACCAAGATTTGTTCAATGATTCAATATCAAAAATTAATGCTAACCCGGCCGTAAAGTTTCAAAAGGCGATTGGCGACCTAAAAACGGCGCTAGAGCCTCTGATGTCAGTCATCGCTTCTGTTGTCGGGGCTATCGCTAGCTGGATGTCAGCTAATCCGCAGCTATCTGCAACAATCACTGCCATTGTAGGCGCTGTCGGCATTTTTTCGGGCGCGCTCATGGCATTGGCGCCCATTTTATATTCAATACAGAATGCCCTCCCAATCATCACAAAGATGCTGCCACTGCTAGGGAATGCATTTAAGGCCATGACCGGACCGATCGGCCTTGCGGTTACGGCGCTTACACTGCTTGTTCCGGTGATTATTAAGAACTGGGAGCCAATCAAAGAGTTTTTCGCTAAGTTGTGGGACGGAATCAAGGGCATTTTCGAAACGGCCGTCAACGCTATTGGGTCATTTTTGAGCAGCGCGTGGGAGGGCATAAAAACAGCGATTGTCGCTGTATGGGAAGGCATAAAAACAGCGGCACAAGTGGTATGGGATGGCATAAAAGTCTATTTCGAGACGGTCTTAAACATCTATAAAACCATTTTCGTTACAGTTTGGAACACAATCAAAACGGCAGTCGGCGCGATTTGGAACGGGTTAAAGGCCGCGGCAACCACGACTTTTGAGGCGTTGAAAAATTCCATTTCCGCCGTTTGGAACACGATTAAGCAACTCACTTCCACCGTGTGGAACGCGATCCAAGCCGCCCTAACGACGGCGTGGAACGCGATCAAATCAGCCAGCGAGACGGTGTTTAACGCAATTAAAACAACGATCAGCACAGTGTGGAATGCCGTTAAAACGGTGACATCGACAATTTGGAATGGCATTAACGGGCTGATTTCTACTTTACTAAACAATTTGAAACGAGATATTAGCAATGTTTTTAACCTAATCAAAAACATCATCACGACTGTATGGAATACGATTAAATCCCTGACATCCAGCGCGTGGAATAGCATTAAGAGCTTTGTCATGACTCCGGTAAATGCCATTCGCGATGCTGTTCCATCAGCTTTCGAAACTATGAAAAACAAGATATCGAGCGTATTGGAAGGAGTAAAAAACGTGATAAAAGCACCGCTGAATGCCGTGATTTCAATGATAAACAGTTTTATCGGGCGCATAAATGGGCTTAAAATTCCCGACTGGGTTCCGGGAGTAGGTGGAAAAGGAATCAACATTCCAAAAATCCCGATGCTGGCGAAAGGAACGGACTATTTCCGCGGGGGCTACGCGATTGTAGGAGAGCAAGGACCAGAGCTGGTGCAGCTGCCACGCGGCTCGAAAGTATACCCGAATAGCGAGACGCAAGCCATGTTAGGCGGCACGATTGCGATCAACATCCAAAACATGACCGTTCGGAACGATACAGACATCGAGAAAATATCACGGGAGTTGTATACACTGATTGAACGGTCAAAACGAAGCAGGGGATTGCGATGATGTGGTTTGAATTCGATGGGGTTCGCTCGGGCGATTTAAACATCCGTGTTTTACGTTTTCGAAACCCAGCCCTCCCCGAATTTAGCGATCACTACGAGTACGTACCCGGGCGTGACGGGGCGCTTGTGTTTCCTCAAACGTTCGGTACACGTGAAATCGAAATTGATTGCCTGCTATTGCATGAATCTAGGGAAAAGAGGATACAAGCGGTTCGCGAACTTTCTCGGTTGTTCGCTAGACAAGAAGGAACGCTTGTCATCAGCGACGAACCGGACGTGTATTATGTCGGGAAATTAGCTGGAACGTTTCCCCTTGACACTCACAAGACGCTATCGAGCTTCACGCTTGTTTTTCGATGCCAGCCGTTCCGGTACGCAATTGATACCCGAGAGTTGACGTTCGACATGGAATCGAACAGCGTGCAGTATATCTCTAACGGCGGAACAGCGGAAACCTACCCAACGATCGTGATACGTGCGGCGTATGGAGAAATTCAAAACCCGAAAATCACAATCAATGACAAATATCTGCTATATAATGGCATTCTAACACCTAACTCAACAATTGAGATCAGCACGGAAAACTTTTTAGCAACAAAAAGCATGGAACGCGATATTGTGACGACTGACGCATACGACAGCGCAGAGGACAATATTTTGGCCTATATTGACGGCGAATTCGGGGCGTTTTTTCCTGGCGGGAACACTTTTGCATATAGCAGCACTAATGGACAACGAGCCCGAATTCGTCTTATATGGAAGGAACGTTTCTTATAAAAGGGGGGCATGCTCGTGGCACAGCAAAATGGACGTCTAAATACCGATTTAGATAATAAGCTGACCTCGTCGTATTACGATGGCGCCAAGTGGCACATGTT